ATTTCCGTTACCATAAACCTTGATTTTAGGCTCGGAGTAGTAGTTTCCGCCTACTTCGATACTAGTACTACCATTGATAACAATAGGGTTATTGTCCACGGAATAACGGAACGGCTCACAAGTGAACGTTACGCTTATCGAGGAAAACCTCAAAGACATTTCACTAGCACTTACGGAAGTACAAGTTGCCTTGTAATACTTGCCCAAATCGTTAGATACTATCAATTCTCCTTGACTATCCGAACCATTCAACCATGCATAAACCGAATCGTACTTAGAAAAGTCTTTTAGTTGTAAGGTGAAATTCAAAGATATAGTATCACGTGTGTTTAGTTTGTTGGCTATTGGTGTACGTCCTGTAATAGAGGTGTATTCAAAATTCATAGTCGCCGATTGCGGAACTGGTGGGAACTTTAGTATTCCGTAATTTTTGCTACTGATTCCGTTCCAGATAAAATAACTCATGCGATTCCAACCCCCATACTTTGACTTTGCATATAATAATATAGTTTTTCAGCTAAACTTTGTATATCGTCATCACTGTTGATATTTATGACAGCACCGTTGAACAAACCATCGAAGTTTACCACACTCTGTTGAGATGTGCTATTTTGGTTAGTGCTATTACTACCCACACCATTGGCTTGAGCGGTTGCGACTTCTAAATCGTCTTGAGTAGCTGTTGCAAGTCTTGTAGGAACTTCAACGTCCATGGTGTCCACCATATCGTTGATAGTATCGCTTATTCCCTCAAGTGCTTGAGTGTCGGCAATGTCCAAATCTTGCAAGGATACTTCAACATCAGCAGGGATTTCAATAGCGGTGGTATCTATATCACTAGTCATAGTGTTTACTACATCGCTGATGGAATTGGATAAGCTATTTGCCTCGTCGGTGATACCCTCTGCTAAACCTAAAGATACGTACTTTCCGATTTCATCTTGCATCAATTTAGATGGTGAATGGATACCAAAAAAATCTTTGAAACTATCAACAAGTCTTTCACCGATTGAAGCTACGGAATCTTTGAGATAGTCAACAGCATTTCCGAATCCATCTGCAATACCTTGAATTAATTGTTTACCGATTTCGCCCCAATCTATGTCGGTAAATTTAGCTTTCAAAGTTTCGTAAATTTTTCCGACGAATCTTGCGATGGACGCACCAAGCGATGGCACCAAATCAATAAGACCAGCAATTACATCTGCAACCAACTCCACAACAGATTCTAATATTTGTTTCCAAAAGCTAGAGCTTGCAACTGTATCCACTAGAGCCATTATCACATCTGCTACTGCTTGAACTAACGTAGGTACATTATCAATCAAAGCAAATAGCAATTTACTAACTAAAGTTGTCAAGCTTTTTATCAGTGGATTCAATACTTCAGGAGATAGAAGCACTACAACTATAGCATCTATGAGATTTAGTAAGCTATCTAACAAGTCGCTTATGTTGTTGGCTATGCCCACGATTACACCCGCCACAAAATTAGACAACGCAGGAAGTATGGTGTCCATGTTAGCGGTTAGGCTATCGGAAAGTGCTATAAGAGCTTTCATGACTACGTCAATCAATTGCTCTGTGTTGTTGGCGATAAAGTCCACTAACTCACTAGCCATAGTAACCACGCCATCGACTAACATATTTATAGTGTCGGAATCTAGTAAGGCATCCACTAGTGGCTGGAATAGTTGGTTTAGGAATGTAGGGAAAAAGTTTACAATCTCAGGAACTATTTCATTCAAGCCGTCCTTTAGGTCATCGGTGACCATTCTAATCAGTCCGACAATTTTTGTGGTTGTATCGTCACTAGATAGACTATCAAATACTGTGCTAACTAATGAATTGAGAGACGTTAATATCGTAGGTACGCTATTTACTAAAGCGTTATGGAGACTGTCTAAAAGGTTGTTGATAGTATCAGGAGCATTTTGTAATCCCTCATTAAGGTAGTTTAGTATCTCCGCCCCGATGTTTGCGACTTCAGGTAAAGCTGTAGTAATACCCGTTACTGCCGTGGACAGTATCGACTTACCCATGTTTAGCAACGTAGGCGTTACTTCTTGTACGCCATCCGATAGTGTGGAAATCAATTCTGGTAGAACATCATTGAGATTGTTACTAGCAGAAGTCAAACCTTGAGCAAAACCCTTAATGAATGTGGTTGCTGTTTGCGTTAGGGTATCCTTAGAGGCGTTGACCTTGTCTATAACGTCGTTGATTAGTTTCCAAAACGATTGTACCATTACGGTACCGCCCTCACCAATAGCTTTAGGAGCTATATCCACAAAACCACTAAATAGCGAGTATATCGCCGTATTGAACGTACTAGTGTAGCCACTAAACCCTTGTAATAGCTCAGGAAAAAGAGATTCAAACTGTGATACTACCGTATTCTTAAAGGTTTCTATGTTTTGACTGATACCGTCAAAATTGAAACCATTGTCGATATTGTTTCTAACGTTAGTAAGCAACGTGGTAGCCGTAGAAGATACTTCACGCAAAGGGTCTTCCATGTAGTCATATATGGACAAACCGCAACCCTCAACAGCGGACTTTAGTAAGGTAACGTCGCCAGTTAAGTTATCAAGCTGAACGTCAGCCATCTTTTCCGCCATGCCGTCACAATTTTCAATAGCACCGCTTAGCTTATCGAAGTCAGCTTCCGTGGAGTTCGCTAAAGCCAACCATGAAGATACTTGTCTAGTTCCGAAAAGTTCCGCAGCGTCGGACAATTTTTGCAATTGAGCCTCGTCGTTTTTGAATTGTTCCGCTAAGTCGTCATACTCTAAAGCCTCGCCACTAGCGTCAACTAAGTCAGTAGACATTCCGCCGAATACCGTCCTCATCTCTCGAACGACATCCTCAAAACTTAACAAGTTGCCCTCTGAATCTTTTAGTGAGATGTTATACTTGTCTAGTACGGCTTGGGCATCTTCTGTAGGGTTTAGCATATTAGACAAGCCGGTCTTGAGTGAGTTACCAGCCATGGAGGCTTTAATACCGTTGTTAGCCATCAAGCCTAAACCTAAAGACAAATCTTCTATGCTATAGTTTAGGTTACTTGCTAAAGGACCTATGTATTTTAGAGCCTCACCCATATCACTAACTGTGGTATTTGAGTTAGTAATCGTTGCGGACATGACATCCACCCACTCTTGAGTATCTTGAGCGGTATAGCCACACGCCGTAATAGCATCGGTTAGGACGTCGAACACGGTAACTAAATCTTCACCCGAAGCTGAAACCAAATTCAAGGATGGAGAAATACCTGCCGTAATGTCGTTGACATCCCAACCAGCCAAAGCCATCTTTTGAGCACCGTCCGCAACTTCTGTAGCGGTATACTGAGTAGTAGCACCAATCTCCTTGAACGTTTCCTCTAGAAGTTGCATATTAGCAACTTGTTCGTCTGTGTTATCGACGTATCCCAAAGTAGCTTGTACATTGGACAAGGAGCTAGTAAAGTCCATACCCGTATTAACGGAATATTTGCCCACCGCTGTCAAAGAACCCGTGATTGCCTCGGTGTACTTCTCAAATGCCTTTGTAGAGGTTTCCACGGTCTTAGTGATGGTTTCTATACTTGCAACTGATATAGTTTCTAACGCCTTGCCTACGCTCTTTACACCATTATATAAGGCATCCAAACTAACCTTAGATAGTTCAAGAAACGCCGTGCCTAAACCCTCTGCAACAAGCTTTAGTGCTTCCATTTTAGGGTCTAAACTCTTGATGGTGTTTTCGTTTTCTTGGAACTCACCATTCATTTGATTCAAGTTAGCCGTTTCATTGGTTAGGGCGGTAGTGTTTTGCTCCAATTGAGTTTTGTACTTCTCAACCATTTTTTGAGCTTGTTGAACTTCCGCCGAATTTTCGCCGTATTGTTCGGTATACTCTTTTAGTCTAAGTTTAGCATCGGAATACTTCTTATTGCTTTCTTCAACTGCACCCTTTAGAGCTTCAATCTTGCTCTTTTGAGTTTCTATCTGTTGAGTAAGAACTTTTTGCTGTTCCTTTAGGCTTTTGACATTCTTTATGTTTCCAAGTAAAGACGTATTATTTGCCTTGAATGTGGAGGTAGCTAAATTCATCTTAGCATTTAAGCTAGTCAATTGTGAATTGATTTCCTTTAGTTGCTTTTTGTACTTGGATTCACCATCTAGATATATCCTAGTCTTTATCATTGTAGACATATTCGCTTCGCCTCTCTTTCCATTCTAAATAACCACAGTTGAATAACGTCCCCAGGAGACATAGTATATAAGGCTCTATCGTAGGATATACCCACGTATAGAGCCTTTTCGATTATCCTCATATACGATTTATCGACTATTCCGAGTCGCTTTTTTTTTCTTTTTCAAGTTCTTCGAGTTCGTAGTCTCTTTCTTTTAGCTTTACGTCGGTAGGCGTGTCCACGCCCATAGAAAAATTTATCTCTTCCATGCAAAGGCTCATGCCCTCGTTTAGCTCTTTGAAGTTTAACGTTTGGGCGAAATATTCCCAACTGTACCTTTGGAGCTTTTCTTTTGTGTCATCGCTATCGATAGCCAAACCCGAATTTACGCAATCCACGTAACCGTTGGCACATATGGCTATAATCTTCGAAATGATTTCTACTTTTTCGGTTAGGCTTTTTTCATCAAGAAACTTGCTGAAGTCGTCTAGTTCACAAATGTTCTTAGAAAACTCAATGTACGCCGATACCGTAAATTGTAGTGGAATATCCTTAAACTTTTTCATGATATCCTCCTACGTTATGCAACGGACTTGAGTCCAGCGATTTCATATAGCTTTTCCTTAGCCTCTGCCTCAGTGGCAAAACGCCAAGTATCACGATAAGTATTGTTGCCTACACCATCAAGTATGAAGATGGTTCCCTCAATCTCCTTAGTGTTCCATGAGATTGACTTTTCCTTAGTGGAAGCACTTTCGCCCATGGTACCGAACTGAACCTTGTAAAGCCATGTGACTTCGTAAAAGCTTTCGTTGTTCTTGATACCACGCTTGTAGTAACCGTATCCACCATAAGGGGCAATGTCGTTACCACCACTTGTGAACTGATATGTACCCTCTTCTTGACTAACTGTAGCACCAGTTATTAATCCAGCGATTTTACAAGCATCTTGCCATGTGTCGCCTAAATCGTCAATGCCTACGGTAACGGTACCATCACTGAACGTCTTGTCGTTTTCTGCGATACTGTCGTCGGCATATAGTGGGTTATCGTTGTTGTTGATACTAATGTCAGTTGAAATTAGCTTACCTAGTATCACCGCACCAGAGTATGTAGGCATCTTGCCATCCTCGTATGTTCCAGGTGCGAATATTGGACATTTACATCCTATTAGTGCCATCCTAAACCAATCCTTTCTTTTTTAGATAACTATCAAATACTTTTTGCATATTGTCTACACATTCTTTGGAACTGCTGTTCGTTGCGTTGTCCACGAACTTAGTAGGTGCTTGTTTCTTCTTAGTAGTTCCGAAATGTAACACGAACGCTATGGTGGCGTTTCTAGTAGTTACTCTTCCACGTTTACGTTTGCCACGTGGATAAACATCACTAGCACCTACCGCAGTTTTCTCATATGATATACCGCCTTGCACCATCGCCATACTTTCACCAGTCATTCTAGATGGTTTGTAGTAATCGTAGTGGCGACCGCTCTTAGATACACCTTTGTAATGTACCATCGTACCACGGGGCATAATAACATTGTTCATGGATTTTTTCCATGCTTTAATCACTGGTGGAGTTCCAGCGTTAAGCATATCTTCAATTAACTTTTTGTCAGCCTCTAGAGATAACTCATATATCTTTTGTCGAAGTTCTTTTAACTGTTCAGTTTGGATTACCGCCATAATTAAACTCCACCTCCACGGTGTAGGCGTACAGAGTAACGTTCGTCTGCCAATCGTAGATTACTTCAGGAGCTTCAAAAGTTACGCCATCACGTTCTAGTACACTCTCAATCAACAGGAAACTTTCATCGTATTCTGATTTGGTGTAGTAGTTCACGCTGTAGACGGCTACACGTTCGGCTACATAATCATCACCAAACAGATATTTGAACCCTATTAAGTTCCACACGATATAGTTTCCTTTGTCGTCTTGTGCTAAATTGTGATAGGTATCTAAACCAGTAGAGGCTAAAACGTCTCTAAACTCCAGTTGTGTCATAAGTCTCCTCCAATTCCGATAGCGATAGTAACGTAGTTTTCGGGAATGTGTCATCCTTGTGTTGGACTTGTTCCACACAATACTGTCTGCTAGACGACGTTAAGATTACCACATCATGTGTGGAAATATCTCTAGTTTGTGGAACTACGATAGTTTCGGCTATCTTAATATCCAACTGTTGAGCGGTATAATACCTAGTCAAGCCGACGGTCTTGTACTGAAACCTTAGCTTAGCCTTTTGCGATAACCCTTGTTTAGGTTGGTCACCCTTTTCGGCTACGTTCTTGACTTCACATATCGTTGCAATGCCATCGTTGAAATTTTGGTACTCCTTAGCCCATATGTCTTTGAACGGTACTTCATAATCAAACGGTTTCATCG